TTACATCACTTCTTTCAGTTCCACCATCTCCCCTTGTGTCGTATTTGTGCCGTAAACTCCAAAAACAACGTCGATCTGCTTAGCGTGTTCCGTTAGATGATTCGGTGACAGGTGTGCATATCTGCGAACCATTTCAACTGACTCCCACCCACCCATTTCTTGTAGTGCAGAGATAGGAACGCCAGACTGAACTAACCAGCTTGCCCACGTGTGCCGCAGGTCATGAAAACGGAAGTCTTCTATACCAGCCCGCTTGAGTGCAGATCGCCATGCCTTATTGCTATCGACTCGCATTTTGCGTAATTTCGGTGCAACTTCACCGTTAGGTCGAATGCATGAGTCCTCATGTACGAATACCCACCTGTGATGCTTACCAATCTGACCGCGAAGAACAGAGCAGGCTGTGTCGTTGAGTGCCACCCCAATTGCTCGGCCTGCTTTTGCGTCTTCTGGATGTATCCACGCCATTTTTCTCTGCATGTCTATCTGTGACCATTCCATATTTAGAATGTTTGAGCGTCGTAGACCAGTAGCCAAAGCGAAAATTACCACGCTGCGGAAATGCTCTGGCAATTCATCGAGAAGACGACGAGCTTCATCTTTAGTCAGCCAACGAATTCGACGGCCGCGCGGTGACTTGGCCTTTACTACCGGAACCGAATTTAGCCATCCCCATTCATTAGCTGCTATACGAAGTAGAGAGCGCATGAATGCCTGATGAGAATAGATGGTAGATTGCGTTACTGGTTTTGATTTGTATTCAGGAACCGGCTTCCCCTCTCTCATCAGGCGGTCACGTAGTTTCTCCCATCTAGCACGGTGAGACCGGTTCTCCATTTTCGATAATGTGGCCTGTATCCGGTCGTTAGTTATTTCTCCGATCGGAACGCCGCGAAAATGAAGAAGAAAGAAGCCGATTTTTGATTTATCGGCATCTAGCGATCGCTTATGTGACTTTTCATTCAGCCAGCGTAAACAGGCTTCTTCGAATAGCTTAACTGGCGCTTCTCCCAGCTTCTCAGTTCGCCACATCTCTGCCTTTAGTTTGTCGTGCAACTCCTTTGCTTGCCGCTTTTCCGTTGTCCCAAGAGATTGTCTAATTCTCTTCCCACTAGGCGTAAAGAAGTCACAGTGGTAGATACCGTTTCTTTGTTTGATTGACATACAAGACCCTCATCCTGTTCGCCAACCGCATTCACGGCTTGATTGTTGATCCGTGGGCGAACTGATTCAATACAATCTGATTTCAATAGGCGGTAATCGCCACTCTTTCCATTTCTGCCGGTTCGACCGGCACGCAATCGGCCTGACTTAATCCATGCATAACCGGTATTCAAACTAATTTTGAGGAATGAACATGCCTCCTCAAGCGTGAATATTTCCTCGTTCATCATTTATCCTTATCCGTCACTTTCATGCAGTAGCAAGACAGCACCATCCACGGCTTAAATCTGCCGCAGAGGGGCGCTATCTTTGCTGAGTGCTTATCGAGTAACTGGCGGTATGTGAGATTGTTTTTTTTGCTGCGGAGTTCGGTGAGAAGGGCTCTTGCCACATTGCGGATCGCGTTGTCTTGTTCTGCTGTCATGTCATGCCGCTTTCACTCACGCTGCATTCCCCCACACTTTGGATAAATCCCTAGGCCGCATCATCGATGTAGCCACATATGATTTTTTACGGTTCATGATTTCAACTACGATTTTCATTCCATCAACCAAAACGGTGTAGTTTTCTGACTCTTTAGATGGGGCGTAATCACCGTATTTGGCTTGATGCTGGTTAAGCGCCGCTTCCATTGCTGAGCGTTCTATCTGTGTTGGATTACCCTTGATGATGTGTCTCATGCATCCTCCGGCAATAAAAAAGCCGCTGGTTAGCGGCTATTAATCTTGGTTAACTGGTAAGCACATTAGAACGTGGTTAGGTCGCTTCTCGTGAATCAGCTTTATCCATTGTTCACAGGTTTCTTTTGGCATGACTTCTGGTGTAACGGGGAGGGCATCGCAAGCATCTAATCCGCAGGCGCTGACCAGAAGGATATAACCGGCTATCACCATCTATTTCTGCTCCTGTGCTGTGGTCTCTGAAAATGCAGCGCGAGAGGGTGACCAATCGCAATACGTATCCGATTCAGCATGTCCGAAAATGGCTTTACAACGACGAATATGTACGCAATCACCGCACGTTTTACCTGATGGAAGTTTCATTTTGTCCGGATCTGCTGGGTCATAATTAAGAGTTGGCATTATTCGCTCTCCTGTGCTGGGGCTTCTGATACACGCTGCTTAACATCAAGCATGAAACGAGCTAGCAATTTTGCTTCCGGCCAAATCAGCTCTTTTCCATAGATAATTTCGTGCAAGTGAGTTACTGAGAAGTGATCCGCATCATCCATGTCGATTTCTAACTTGTAAGGCTCGCTTACAGGTTTGGCTGAGGCAGGATGCAGTGAGCGAATTCCCTCTGCTATTTCTGATAATGTCGTTGAATACTCGAGTTGTGCATCATTCCCGAACTCAAACGCGCCGGTATCTGGATCGCTCTGACCGTGTTCGTTATCGTATGCATCGCGCTGATTCTCGACCCATTTAGCCGCCGCAATTATTCCATCACGATAAAATGAAATTGTTGGCTCTGGCTGTTCTGGTGTTACAGGTTGTGCGGGTGCCGCCATATCACCGTTATTCTCGGCAACTTCAATGCATAACACCGGAACGCCGTTGCTATCGCTTGTGCCGACGATTTCACCGAATAGGCGATGACCAATATTATCGGAGCCAGTATCAATCGAAACTTTCATGCCAATTAATTCAGGCTGTTTAGGCAATACCGGTACTGCATAAACCAGAACCTCGCCATCTTGCACAGGCCATTCCCCATCGCGGCAATAATCTGTAGTGGCCTCAACTTGGCCGCCTGATATGTGGAACGAGCCAATCGGATTCTTAGCTGCTTGCTCGTATGCCAGAAGCTGTCGAGCCATTAAGACAATCTCAGAGCTGCCAACTGATTGATATGCATCTTTCGCAATATCCATTCCATTGCTAAATTCAGTTATTTCCAGTTTTGCTATTTCTTCTAACCGCTCAGTTGTTAGCTTAGTCATTGCTCTGCTCCTGCACGCGCTGAAATTCGATTACCCAAACCCACGAATTTTTTTCCCAATTCTCATCGCCGTAGATTGAGCGCCATAGCTCACCAAATCCGACTCGGTATACGGCCTCGGGTGGTGTGATTGCGTGGGCCGACGGTGAAACGCCTTCGGCTTGCGCATCCTCTTCACTGATATCGTTTAATCGCTCTACGCGTACATTAGTGATTTCAAGAAGAATGCGAGAAGCACAGCGCTTCATATGCATAGATGGAGTCCATTTTTCATCACATCCAAATGCACCGTTTTCGCGCATTTCTTTTATCCAGTCTCCATCTGCTTTGTATGTATATCCGTACTGGTCTAGATGGTGAGTCTCCCGCACCCAGATGCGGTCTCCAACATTGCCGTGAGGGCACAAACCATGCTTGGGTGCATCCATAACGTGGGTATAAATTCCATCACGGTTTTTGGATGGCTCTTTTAGAGTCATGCAACTATCAGAGCTAACGTTCTTAACAATCCGCCGTGTCTGCGTTTTCTGTCCTGATAGAATCGCTCTCACCATCTCCGCATTAAAAATCATGCCGCGCTCTTTGCTGTTACTGGTCATTAGGCCGCTCCTTTGCTGCGAAACCATCTCTAAATGATGGGCCTAGTTCGTCTGGGTTCTTAACACCGATGCTTTCAGCTGCAATATCAATCAGTGCCTGCTTAACAAAGTCGATAGCCTCGCTTTTGCTGTCTGCCTGTATTTCAAGGCGTTCAACAAGAATCGCTGGCAATGCGTCACCTTTCTCAAGTTGCTTGCGCAGCCAGAAAGCGAAAGAGACATGTTTTTGCGGGTGACGGAAATAGATATTCAATTCATGAGCATCTAGCTCTTTGCTGTTACTGTGCATCATTAATCCCCTTGCGGAGCTCGGCGGCGAAATCATCAAACATTTCCGCTGTCGTATCTAAGAAACACGCTCTGTCGTGATGGCCCAATCCGCGAGCGCATCTTGCTCGGCTTCTGAAATACTCAGCTCCAGATTCAACACCCTTTACCATCAGCTCACGGGTAAATTCGTCTGTGGCTATGGTTTCAATGCAACTATCGCGTAAGCTAGGCATGCACTTGTCCATCATCCATGACATATCCCCTGGCTCTGCGGCTGCCCAATGGAAAAGCACATTTTCAATATTCTCTTTCATCGCTGCATTCTCAGCGGCTAGAGCGTCACGCTGCTGAACTACTGATTCGTAGGTTTGTATCGGTAGGTTGTTCATCACAGATACCTCACATGATTTTTCCAGCGGTTTTGCGCCGCGCTATTTTTGAATTGATGGCCTTCCTTAGTTACTCCGCCCAGCGAAAAGAGAACCATCCGGCGATTGCTAATGTTCAACCATTGCCGCGGGTAGCAATTTTTATGGACGTAGAGTAGAAGAATTTTTGCTTTACGATTTTTCATGAATATCTCCTAACCCATCCAGTCTCTGTATTCACCAGATGCAATAAGCTTTGCTCGGCGCTTGGCGGCGTCGATATGCTTTTGCTTCATTCCGTTTGTTATTGAATCTAATGACTTGAGACTGATGGGGATTGTTTTCTTTGGTCTGGGTGGGGTGATGCGTTTTGCTCTTCGCTCTATCGAATAGGTTCTGTCCCTGATTCCTTCTTTCTCAGCCCATTCCGTGGCTACGACTTTTACTACGCTTGTTTCGATGAGTACCTGATAAATCCTTTTATTGAACTCTGGCAACCTCATTCCGAAATGCTCAGCCAACTCTGTTCCTGTCATTGGCCTTTTCCCGAGCATCCTAACTACGCTTTCCTTGAACCCTGTTGAGTTATGAGGCCGCCGATAGAATGCTAGTCGGCGCATTTAACCTCTTACGATATATTTTTAATTTTTTCGGAGCAGGATTTATAGACTTCAAGAGCTGCTTTTCTATCTGAATCACTGATAGTCAATTTAGCCAACTTTTCTCCCAATTCTTTTAGCTCTTTTGCTGTCTGGCATAATCCCATTTTGTTGATTATGTCATCGTATGCGGCGCTATCTTCGGCTGACATAACAACCGTAGGTTGAATTACTAAATTTTTAACTCGATGTTCTACCCGCTTACCTCGAGATACAGATAGCATCATTGAAAAGTCAGCCTCAACATCACTCATTGCTTGAATCTTAATCCCACCAACTGCTACACCTCCGAACCTGACGCTTGGGTCACCTATGAGTAACAGCGTTTTACCAACCCACGAATGCCCATCGTTTCCCCATCCGCCTATTAGCACTCGTCTCATTGACTTAGATGGTTTGTATGGGCGTCCATCAAACCCATCTAAATCAATCCAAACAGGCTGTTCTTTGTTTCCAGACCTTACCGACTTAATTTTTGCTGTGATTGGCGAAGACTGAACGTCTTCAAAATTTATTTGGTCTGATTTAGGGATAATTGTGTTTGATAAGTCCATTACAGATATACCTCGTCAGCGTATTCGTCATCGAACATATATGATGGAAGGTTAATTTCAGATGACTGAAGAACTATTCCATCCCTCTTATCTAACTCACCTTCTATGCAACGTTTCAGCGTGGAAAGTGATCTCATCATTTCTTTTCGTCCAAGCTCTAGAGAGTCATCGCCGATGTAATACATACAGTTTCTGTATGGGGCTTTATTTTCTTGGGCAAAGAAACAAAATTGATTTACATCTCTCCCCGTTACCAATTTCAGAACATATAAGTAAAACGCAGCTTGAATGTGATAGTGATACTTACCGAATGCTTGGCTAAATCCACGCTCTGATGCATCTTGGCAGCTCTTAACATCTAATGGGTATGGAAGCGAGTCAGAAAGCCTGTCAAAGCGACATTTAAGCCTTAGTCCAGTTTCTGGGCATGTAGTAAACATAGATACTTCAGATTTTCCAGATGTCCCCATGTAGTACATAAAATCTTCGTTAAGTTGTGATGCCTCCACCATTCTATTAATAGTTTCCACTTCACTACCTATGAATATATGTTCTTCCTTCATACCAGATGAGACTAGTGATTTATATTCTTTAGAAGCCCTTGTTTTTAACGATTCATCAAGAATAAAGTCTCTTTCAAAAACATCAGGTTCTAATAGAGCAGCATGTATCGCTGTTCCTATATTGGCAGACTTACTACCTTTAAATTTGTTGAAGTAAAGGTTGGCAGGGCTAACGCTGATCGCTTTAATGCTTGTTGAACCGATCGCTTCATCTGCATGGTATTCCTCGTTTGACATTCCGTAATAGATTCCAGATTCAATCATGCTGCCTCCTGCATGTGTTTAAGCTCGATGGCTGTTTGGTACTGGCTTGCTGATTGGAGAATAGAGAATAGGGCGGTGGCTAATATTTCTGGATTGTCGCCGTGTTCAAGAGCCAGCTCTAATGCTTCGTGGGAGAGTCCTGACAGATGGCTTAATGCTTTGATGATGTGATACTGCTTTGTTTCTTTTTCCCACGCCTCGGCCTGCTGGAGAACTAATTCACTGGTCTGTTCGCTAAAGCCGCTGATGATTTTATTTAGCTCGATAATCACTGATGCATTCATAGCTGATCACCTTTGATGAATAAGTGCTTAACTACGGGAAGTCGTTTAACCCAGCGCAGAAATCGACAAGCTCTCACCGCTTGGATACTGCGTGGTTCTCTCATGAAATCAGTCATAGTTATTTGCTCCAGAGTGGTGAGAAGAATTGAGTGACGATACGAACGATGCGGTCTAGTTGTGATTCGCGAAGAGTGCCCATGCGAGGGCACCCTGCAAAGCTGAGTTCTTGCATGGGGTTACTCCTGTTTGATTGTTGGTTTCATTGCAAAACGCCTACGCTTTGCGATGAATTAGTTTGTTTAGATGGGGTATATCAACGCTTTCTGAACAACAGGCATAAGCACAAAATCACTATGGATAAACTGATATAATGGACATCCACCCCAGAAGTGGGCTTTGACTTGTCATATATCGCTATATGGCATTTTTAGACCTGATACCCAGCATCCGTATCAGGTCTTTTTTTTGCCTGAAATTTGGGTATAAAAAAGCCCCTAACGAGAGGGGCAAAACGTGTCAGCTAACCAGAGCAGTCATTCTCCAGTTATGAGCGGGATTGCTTACAGCAGATACTCAGTGAATACCTGCGATGTGCATTACTCGTTCAAATATCACGGACGTATTCAAAGTCACCGCAAGAAATAACATCACCAGTAGTTGAGTCTTTGGCAGTCACTGCTGCTCTCACCAATACGGCGTCCATATCACCCCAACCTTTACGCAGTGATTTATTGCTGGGTTCTTTATTCCCACAAGCCTCAAATACTGCTGCGCTTTCGGTATCAAATCGCGCTCTACCATCCATGACGAACCATTCGTACTCCTGCATATCTATCTCCATTCTGGGTATAAAAAAGACCGCTAGGCGGCCTGTTCACTATTCTTTGCCAGTGCTTTTGATTTAGCTCTCCATCCCTTTAAGAAGAAGCGCCATGCCTGCTGTGTTTTGACATCACGATAAACAACGCCAGCATTTGCAGAAAGAATGATTGGGTTGTCTTTCTTCAATCCGTTTAGCGGACATAAAAGCTCAAACTCTTTTCTTGCTTCTTCCATCTCACACCTCTTATCGAAAACGTATAAATCAGTTAAATACGGCTAGCGTAAAGCAGGTTTTGATACACCTTATGAGCCATAACTCGTTCATTACCGATTGGCAATGCTGCGAAGTACTCATAAGCTGCCTTGACTGTCTTTTGATGCAACTGAAAAAACTCTTCTTTCATCTGCTTCAATTCTTCTTCTGTCTTATCCATCTCACACCCCTTGTTCACCCAATAAAAAAGCCGCCTAAGCGACCAGTCCATCAATAACCTTTTCAACCACACCTACAGCATCAATGAGTTTCACAAGCCGCTCATGCATTTCTTTTCTTTTTGATTTTAAAGCTTCAATTAAGAGCTCTTCATCTGCGTAACCCCTGTAATTGGAGTTGTTAGAAGCAATTACAACCAATTTAAGACCATGCTGCTCAGTCATTTCTAGCAAGTGATCTGTGCTTCTTATTTCAATTTCTAGCTTTTCGATTTCCATTAAAAGCGCTTTAATTTCCATACCTACCTCTCTAAATTAAGGGAATGCTCTTCCCGCGTGATTTCTTGCGCCCGTTTATCTGCGCCAATAATGAGTGCCCGTACTGTCTTAACCACCTCAGGCGGCAGTGGTTCCTTCGTTCCCCAACGTAAGGAATTCGAATATAATTTATCCACCCCAACGTTTTAGGATGAATTATTCATGGATTTTGGATTGGTTATCACGTCGATTCAAAGCGCTATCGATTCCGTTTCGGCTGTGCAAAGTAACGCTGTCCTTCGGGAGCGTCTCGCCTTCATTTACGAGCAAATGGACGTACTTCAAAAAGCCCATGCTGCGACCGAGAAAGAATTGGCCGAGGCAAATATAAAGATTGCAGAGCTTTCTAAGGAAGTAGCGGCTAACAGGGCAAAGGATGAGTTTGTCTTTCACCGCACTGCGGCCTTTCGAAAAGAACCCTCTGGTGGGTATGTGAGGGCGGTTTATTGTCCCAACTGTTTTAAACAAGTCGGGAGTGACTTTGGGGACATGCCTTACCATTGTTCCTCCTGTGGCTGGCTTGCGGAGTTCGGCGGGAGAGAACTCGGTCGGGTTATGGAATCCCTTCCTTAATTGAATCTGCGGGGTAGATAACTACCTCGCTGTAACGCTCTCACTCTTACGGTGACCTGCTGCGTATAAAGCGACCTCTGGCAGGCAACGGTTATCAGCGCTGTCATATATCACTTCATCACGAGCGATCAGCGCTTTCTCTACTCGGTTCACTTTTCTATTAAGTGTGAGAAGAGGACGACTGGAAGGCTTGGCACATATCCCAGCGGCCAGTGGGTTGGAATGTTTATATTCTTCCTGCTTAGCCTTGCGGCGCTCACGACGACGAGCTTGAGAATCCATATAACCTCCTATCAATAAACTTTGGCGGTGTTGTGGCCGGCGCTAATCTTCGGCTTGGCTCGTTGGCCTGCAATTCACATCACCCCGAAGCTTACTGCTTTGGTGTAATTGCCCTTTTTCAGGGCTATCTGTTAAAGAACAACTTCCTGTAGTTCGTTGCGTCCTGCCGTGTTGATGTGGTTAATTTATCTCAAAGATAAAGAATGGTAAATAGCAAAATGATAAATTATTTGACGGGTGTCTGTGTTTTTTTGATAAACATATGAATTGAAAGATAAAATAATTTATCTTTATTTTTGATAGGCGTAAAAAAACCAGCACAAGGCTGGTTTAGTTAGAGGTAGTTAAGTTTTTAGCCGAGTCTGGAGTAGTCCATGTGCCATTTACCGACAACAAATCCCTCTATGTGGAAGTTACTTTCGTTACTTGAGTCTATCTCCCATCGGTCATATTTTTGATTATCACTTATGACTACGATGCGATCCTTGAGCATTTGCAGGCGCTTAATGTGACTACCTTCGCCATATGTGAAAGCATAAATGCCATCACTACGGAAAGTTTTTACTGTGACGTCAATGACAACAAGTTCGCCTGGATCAATCGTACCTATCATGCTATCGCCGGTTGACGTGGTGAGCTTAAGCGATGAAGCAGGGCGTCCGCCAAACATTCGCTTGGCATACTCAGGGTCAACCTCAATAGACTGGATTATGTCAGGGTACTCACTATTCACAATGCCGCCTCCGCAGCTATGCCGCACATCCAATAATTCTAATCTGTATGGATGATCAGTATAGTTTGTGGAGAGATTTTGCAAGTTGAAAATTGGCGATTTGCTGGGGTTAGCGTCTTGATTACCAGCAGAGATCAAACTTTCTTCATTTCTAGGAACGTCCAACCATCCACGAAGCAGCCCAAGATTTGATTCAACTCGCCTTGCTATGATGTCGCCAATGTTTCGCGTGGCGTTAACGCCTACAAGCTGGCTTAGTTGAGATGCAGGCAGTCCGATCGCGTCTGCGAACTGAGCTTTAGTTTTTCCCTCATGAATATATGCATCCATAAGAGCGCGTAAGTTGTTGCGTCTGAAGTCTTTAGTTTCCATTCCCAAATCTTCCCATGTATTAGCAATTTGATAAATATTCAAATTGATAAAATGGCGTTGTTATTAATTTATCTTTGAGATAAACTTAATTTATCTTTTAACAAAGAAGGTAAAAAATATGAGCAATGATTTACTCCGCTGGCGGAAAGATGCTGACAAGGATGAATGGGCGGAACTTGCTCAACTTGTTGGCACATCCGTTGGCTATATGAACCTGATCGCATACGGCGTGCGAAGAGCATCACCTGAACGTGCCGATGCGATTGAGAAAGGCACCAAACAAATTGGTAAGTACCAGCCAGTTACCAAAGAAAGCCTTGTGTTTGCATCAGTGAAAGATAACGCAGCTTAAGCAACACCGCTCCTTAACATCAAGCCCTGAAAAAGGGTCCTATCACCAACCACCTAACCGGTGGTGTAACTATTTATTCAACAAAGGAAGTATCACAAATGGAACATGCAAGTTATAGCAAGCGCATCAACGAAGTGGAGACAGAACTCCGCTGCCGGATGATGCAGAAGACTAACCGAGAGTTAGCAAAGCAAGCAGGGTGGCACGAATCGAAAGTAAGCCGCCTCAATATCCGCGACATGGCAACGATGTTCGTACTGCTAGAGAAGGTATGGGAAACCAGTTTGATTCGTGAGGTAGCGCGTCAGGCTGTGGAATCGGTATTGCCACAAAAGAAAAAGTCGCCAACTGCGGGAACAGCTGACGACTCTCAGATCACTATGACTTTCTAGTACTGGATCAATTCACAGGAGTAATTATGCACCTAGAAGAACTCAAGTTGCAAACCACTGAAGTAAAAAAAATGTCTATACCTGAAGGTTTCAGGCTTGGAGGATGGGTTTATATCCTTAGCAACGAGCATATGCCCGGAATCTATAAAGTGGGAATGACCACAAATAGCCCAGCAATAAGAGCGAAAGAACTCTCATCCTCTACCGGAGTTCCTTCTGCATTCAAAGTTGAAGCCTCATTCCATTGCGATAACCCATCATTTTCTGAACGAGAAATTCACGCAGCTCTTAGCGGTTGTCGGGTTAATTCATCAAGAGAATTCTTTAGCATCGAACTTAAAGAACTCAAGGAGATTTGCGAGCAATCGTGCCAAGTCAGAGCTAATGAGCCAGTTGAATACATGGCAATGAACTATGACGTCATCTCATTTGAGCGACTCGCTGACCTCAATATTTTTGAATTGATTGAGGATACCGGATTGAACGTTTTTGGCGACCGGCTCGCTATCGCTGAACGTTTGATTCGGATAGGAGCAGAGAGAGTTTTTGAGATGAATGGCATGTATTGCTCAATGGTATTCCATGAGGGAGAGGGTTTCCTGATCCAAAACGCGGAATATCAATACGTGATGGCGCAACAGGAAGCAGAGCTGACTGCGGAGAAATGAGATGGGAGTTGTCAGAAAGGTAGATTTTAACGCAAAAGTATTGATACCAGATAAGTCAGGGGGGCGTATGGCTGACCTGTCCAATGGGTACACAAAGGTCGCCAACGAGATTCAACAGCTAAAACCACGCCTCAGAATGTCAGGTAGGGAATGGCAATGTTTCGAGGCGGTGATCTGGCTCACCTACGGATGGAATAAGAAACAGGACAGGGTGACGAACACCGTAATCGCCGAGCTGACAGGTTTGAGCGACACGCATGTATCGGACGCTATCAGGGCTTTAGCAGAGAGGAAAATTATCTTTAGCCAGAAGCAGGGAATGATGAAACTTGTTGGGGTAAACACTGAATTATCTGGCTGGATTTTAGACAAACCGGAAACGGGAAGAAAATTCCCGAAAACGGGAAAATCCTTCCCAGAATCAGGAAAAAGGTTCCCGAAAACGGTAGACACCCAATACAAGAACAAGAACAGTAATAAAAACCCTTCGTCCGATGATTCTCTCGAATCACCTGACAAGCCCATTTCAAAGTTTCTCTCATCTCATCCAGATGCGTTTGTTTACTCAGCCACTGGAGCCAAGTGGGGGACTCAGGAGGATGACAGGGCTAGTCGCTGGATTTACGAGAAGGTCTGCGTGGTTGATGCCTCAGCCAAAGAGCCTAACTGGGCAGACTGGGCAAACGTAGTTCGACTGATGAGACAACAAGATAACCGAACGCACAAAGAGATTTGTGAGTTATTCCTCTGGGCAAACCGAGATTCGTTCTGGTGCTCAAATATCCTATCCCCAGCAGCTCTGCGGAAAAAATGGGGAACCCTATCTGCCCAGATGGGCAAACCAAACCGAAGCCAACGACCAAGCGCTGATCCGGTACCGCACTGGAACAGCAAAGAGTCATGGGAGGATTTCATATGACACATCGACTGATGAGCGCTATCGCAAACCGAGATGGTTCGGCGCTGGCCAGAATGTCCAACCCAGCTACACAGGCAATGCAGGGGGTAGTTAATCCTGATGCTGAAAACTTGGTTGATGCTCTGTTTCGCCAGCTAAAGCAGGTGTTCCCAGCAGCAAGCCAAACCAACCTGCGTAGACCTGAAGACGAGAACGCAGCAAAAAAACAGTGGATTGCTGCATTCGCTGAGAATGGAATCCGAACCAGAGAGCAGCTATCGGCAGGGATGCAACACGCCCGATCCAGTGAGTCGCCGTTCTGGCCTTCACCCGGTCAATTTATCGCATGGTGTAAACAGGGTGTTCTGAAAGCTAACGGCTTGCCAAGTAGCGAGGAGCTGTATGGCCTAGTGATGGAGTACTGCGCTAACCGTGGCTTGTATTCGTCACCCGAGTCCTATCCGTGGCCTAGCAACGCGGCGTACTGGATGGTGACAAAGTTATATTCGCAGATGCGCGGTAAGAACCAGTCGGAATCAGAGCTTCGCAAGAGTTGCACTGAGGAGTTGGTGATTATGGGGCGGCGGATTGAATCTGGTGAAGAAATACCAAAGCCAGTTGTTCAGTTGGAAAAGCTGCATATTCCGATCAGCAATGAAGCCGGGCTACAGAAAATTGCAGATATTCGCAAAAAGCTAAACCTACCGCGCAGAGGTCAGCAATGAGCAAGTGTTGCATGTGTCACCAGCATCTCGAATACGGCGACGGCCTCACGTATCACGGATTCACATCATGTGAGACGCATTACGATGGAATGGTTGATCGTGTTGATTCTTGGCGAGCAGATGCCTTTGAAACTGATACACAAGAGCTGCGTGGAGTTGATGAACCCGCGCTATCAATACAAGGTGGATTCTGATGTTTATGAACTACCGTGAGGCCATAGAGCGAACGGATGCCATTGAATACCTAATCAAACACTTTCCAGAATTCCCCTCCTCAGTTCCAAACGGCGGCCCCACAAAAGAAATATCAGTTTCGTATTTCAAACAGTTCCGCTTTGTTCTTACCCATGATGGAGAGGTTATTTTTGGTGACTGCATGGTACCAGGTATCACTGCGGATGATTTCAACGAATACAAACACAGCGTGTTGCAGCTGGTAGGAGATAGTCATGACAAGTCGTGAAGAAATAGTTTTAGCGCTTAAGTACTTTTTCGATGTTGAAACAGAGGCCAGTGTCCATGAAATCATAGGGCAGGACGACGACCCGCTTGGAACCATCGCGGCTGCACTGGATGAATACCGAAAGATGGATATCCAGAAAAGTATCGAACAGTTTGATGTGTGGTTTGAAGCAAATTTTTCCATTCCACCAAGCAGCGTTAGCCAGCAAGTAGTTAGGTCTACGATGTTGTCTGCATGGCAAGCGAGTCGCTATGCATTGGCTGGCATCAAGGTTAAGGGGGAGTGAGGCCATGAAGAAATACAGGCGTAACAGGCTAAAGGATGCAGTGATTGTCACCACCTGGCTTATCGCCGTGCTGCCAATCTTCCCAGTAGCACTAATCATCGCTCTGCATGACCACGTAGAGAAGTTTGCAGACTGGTATGACGATTTAGCCCTTCAGCCAATCCGCAAATGGCGCAACAAATGGAATCCAATCAAAGAGGACTAACCCTTGCAAATCGACATGGTTAAAAATGCCGGTGGCGTTTTTGTACCAATGTTCGAACACGATTTACCCCGCCTAACCAAGTTCAAAAACGGTGAAGTTTATACCGCAGAAATCAAGCTCACACGTAATCCGATATTTCACAAAAAGATGTTCGTCTTCTTCAAATTCTGCTTTCAGCACTGGTGTGCAAACAAGGCAGGGCTTGAGCATATGGATGAGCACAGCCAGTTTGACCGGTTCCGCAAAGACCTAACGATACTTGCAGGTTTTTACGAGCAGACGGTACGGCTAAACGGTGAGATACGGACTGAAGCTAAAAGCTTGGCATACGCGAACATGGAAGCGGATGAGTTCGAACGTTGCTACAACGCAATGATTAACGCAGCCATCAAACATATTTTCGCCGGAACGAGAGACGAAAATATCCTCAATCAGCTACAGAGCTTCTTCTGAAATAACAGGAAAATAAATTATGACGTGGAAAGAAACAGCCTCCATGTGCGTGGTCATGACCTTGGTATGTGTAATGGTATCGGCTCTACTTGTTCTTGCTGCATGGAAACTTCCTGATAGCAAATTTTATTGGGGTTTTTTCCGCTACAACCTTGGTCTTTGGATTTTAGCGTTTCTATCTTGCGGAGTATTCAAGGCTTATCAGAGATTTAAAAGCAAGAGAGGTGCAGCATGAGCAAATACGAAGATTTAGAGGTGAAGGCCAAAGCTGCAACGGCTGGAGCATGGCGAAGGGCGGCAACTAGGTTCAACGGTATTGTTAACGGTAAGTTTTCACTCACAAAAGAAAATGTCATTGCGACGGCGGTAGAAAAGCGAGACGCCGAGTTTATCGCGTCTGCCAATCCTCAAACGGTTCTTGAGTTAATCGAGATAGCCAAGGCCGCAGAGAATATGCTTCTCTCCACTAATCGCTGGGAGCAACAGACATTAGCTCTAAGGCTGGCAAAGTTGTTGGGTAATCCCGGTATTTATGCCACTTCCGACCCCGAGCCACCGGAGGCAGCATAGGATAAATCATGATTCATTATCACAGTGGACCAATTACGCCTGATACATGCGCACTCAAAGCATGGAAGGGGCGCCATGCGTTTATTAGCTTTGCAAATCCTGGGCAATTAAAGCTCGCTAGCGAAGTTAGTCAATCATTCGCACTCGATAACGGAGCATTCACTTTTTGGGATAAATCGAAAACATCCCGCGAAACATGGGATGACTATTACGAATTCGTTGCGCGGTGGATGAATCATCCTCGCTTTTCGTTTGCCGTTATCCCCGACGTGATCGGAGGTTCAGCAGAAGAGAACGATGCCCTAATCGAACAGTGGCCACACGGAAAGGTTGTCGGTGTTCCTGTCTGGCACATGAATGAGCCTGACGAACGGTTTATCCGCCTTTGTCACGAATACCCAAGAGTTGCAATCGGAAGCATGGGGGAGTACGACGCAAAGAAACCACGTAAGTGTGTAATGAAGCTGCGTGATCTACTGAAGAGTGTTGTTGATGAGAATGGGTACCCAATTTGCAAGTTACACGGCTTGCGAATGCTCAACAAAACCATCTTTCAACACATCCCACTTTCATCAGCTGATAGCACAAACGTTGCTAGGAATATCGGGATAGATAAAGCGTGGAACAAAAGCGCTTATGCCCCTGCCTCTAAAGAAACACGTGCGTCAGTGTTGGTTGAGCGGATAGAGGCTTTTAACTCTGCATCCTCTCTGAATTATTGCCCCGAGAAAGATCGGTTTAGCGTTCAGATGGCATTTGAGATATGAGGTACAGATGAAGCGAACGTGGTTCACACACGAACCCATGACCACAGAAGAAGCCAATCAACTAATCGATAGATACAAAAACAACGGAGTGCAGGCCACTAAATCACTATCAGCAGACAATCGTCACTGGTTCGTTCAAGCACTTCTCCCTGAATCAAATTACCTACCTAATTCAAAAATACAGACATCCAAAATCTGGAGATAAATATGGCTAGGAGCAGAAGCAAATATAAACACAAGCATAAGTACCCAAAGAAAGAACAGGCAGCATACGTATCAACACCGATGATTAATCCCGCAACAGTAAAGACCATCATTTTCGCCATCGTGCTTTTCATCTGCTTTATCGCCGCGGTAACGCCGGAGGTGCCAATTGCTCAAGGCTAATGCATTCCGCAGCCGAAAATGGCTATCTGCCGTTGGCGAACTAGGGGATTGTGTACTGTGCGGAACGTATGGCGTGCAGGTAGCTCATCGAAACGAGGAAAAAGGCATGGGATTAAAATGCGATGACAGCCTCACAGCGGCTATTTGTCCTGAATGCCACAACTCTATAGACAACGGCAAGGAACTAAGCAGGGATGAGCGCAGAGCGCTAATGGATAAGGCCATTGTGCTAACTATCCAACGCCTCGCAAGAGAGGGGAGGATAACAGTGAAATGAGAACATACCGGCTAACGCTGCCGTACCCGCCGAGTCTGAATACCTACTGGCGACACGCAAGGCAACGGCACTACATCAGCGAGAAAGGCACAAAATACCGACAAAACATTATCACTATCATCCAGCAACAAAACCTCGATATTCACACCACCTCCAGACTCAAATTCTCAATCACTGCCCACGTACCAGACAAACGCCGCCGAGACTTAGACAACTTGCAAAAGGCTGTCTTTGATTCGCTTGTGCATGCTGGATTCATGGAAGACGACGAGCAGATTGATGATTTCAGGGTAAGGCGTGGTGAGTTAGTGAAGGGCGGCAAGCTGGAAGTGGTCATCACTGAATTGGAGAGCTTATGGATGCCAAAATCCGAACTATCCCCGACATGCTAGTTGACACATACGGCAATCAGAGCGAGCTAGCGCGACGTCTACACATCAACAGAGAAACCATATCCAAATACCTCAACGACAAAGAGGCCAAACACCACGCCATAGTAAACGGTGTATTCATATCATCACGCGGTGATAGCGGGAAAAATAGGTGGGGTAAGCGATGAGACTTGAATCAATACCGAAGTTGTTTGCAGCAAAATCATCAACGATTAGCGACTCTCCACGGGCAACAGCCACCGATTCACTAACAGGAACCGACCTTATGGCCGCGATAGGGTTGGCAGACCTTAAAAGCGGATTCGGGTTAGACCTGTTCTTAGCGAAGATGGGGATCAGCAGTCCCGACCGTGCCGTGGAAAGTCTTGTTAAATATGCCTTCACTCAGACCAGTAAGCACAAGGCCATCGAACAACTTGATGACGATATTAAACAAGCAGTAGTGCAATTGCTCGCAAACTTTGCATATCAGGACTATGCCAGAAGCGCGGCCAGTACCCGAGAGTGTGATTGCTGCCACGGTGAAGGATTTATCGATGCGGAGGTATTCACGACTAAAACGCATACGCCGTGGGTAGCAAAAGAAATTGTTAAAAAAACGCTGGAATGGGGTGGCGAGGCAACGCCATCGGCCTATGAGGTGCGCCGAGAACTAAGGGAAGTGGTTCGCGTTCTCTGCCCATCATGCAAAGGTAAGAAAGTGCTAAGCAATGCTTGTCGTTGTAACGGGCGCTGCGAGGTAATGGATAAGTCTGAGACTGAGAGGCAAGGAGTTCCGGTGTATAAAACCTGCTGTAAATGCTCAGGGTTAGGATACTCCAGACTGAAGTTTTCAGCGGTCATTGATGCGATCAAAGCAGTAATTCCTGCTTTGGGTAAAACGACGGCATATGACCATTACAAGCCATTCTATGAGGTATTGGTGAGTCAGTGTCACAAGGAGGAAGCTTACGCAGATATGATGCTATCAAAAGTGACTATTTAAGAAATATTTTCCACGAAAACTATTGTATGTAGAAAATAGTTATTGAAAATCGCGGAAAAATGGACTAACCTTAGCTCTAACGGTGGGTTAATCCATTCGTTGAAGTGAAAAGGCTGGCTTAATCGTTGGCCTTTTTGCTTTCTGGATCACCGGTGCGACGCCAGAAAAATAATCGCACAGTGGGTAAGTTCGTCTCATTGACTGCTATCCCCACCTAACCGGCTGGAAGGTCGGTATCAATTTCAAGCCCTGAGTTAATAGCTCGGGGCTTTTTGCATTTAGCGTCATCCAAAACCAACCAACCGCACTCACACATTCCTTGTCTGGCATGGAGACGGGTGACGCTATTCCCTAATTAATTACTCAGCGCCTAACCCTACGGGGAGGTGAGACGATGCTACGTATGGACAAAATCACAACAGGTATTTCCTACGGAGCGTCAGGCGGTAGCGCCTTATTCTGGCTTAAACAACTCCTTGATGGCTTCTCACCTGAACAGTGGGCAGCGTTTGGCGTTCTTGGAAGCCTGCTATTTGGCCTCCTGACGTTTCTAACGAATCTCTACTTCAAGGTAAAAGAAGACAGGCGCAAAGCCTCAAGGGGGGAGTAATGAATCCATCCCTGAGAAATAAATTAAGCGCGGCAATGATTACCCTCATCGTATCAGGTGCATCGGCTCCGGTATTACTTGACCAGTTTCTCAATGAGAAAGAAGGAAACAGCCTAACGGCGTACCGAGATGGCGGTGGAATTTGGACGATATGCCGAGGGGCAACGATGGTTGATGGTAAGCCAGTCGTTCAGGAGATGAAGTTAACGCAGGCCAAATGCAATCAAGTAAACGCCATAGAGCGCGACAAGGCATTAGCTTGGGTAGAGCGGAATATTCATGTCCCCCTTACCGAACCACAGAAAGCAGGCATTGCATCATTCTGCCCTTACAACATCGGACCCGGTAAATGTCTCCCTTCAACGTTCTATAAGCGACTTAATTCAGGCGATCGGAAAGGTGCTTGTGAAGCAATCCGATGGTGGATTAAAGATGGTGGACGTGACTGCCGACTGACAAAAGGCCAAAAGAATGGCTGTTATGGTCAAGTGGAGAGACGCGATCAGGAGAGTGCGCTGGCGTGCTGGGGATTGGATGAATGAGCAAGTTAACCAGTGTATTGCTGACCCTTCTGGCATTGCTTGCTGTAGGGATTGGTGTCCTCTGGCACAACAACGGAAAGTTGAACCAGATAGTTAGCGATATGGACGTCAGCCAGAAGAGCGCAGAGGCCATCACTAAAAACGCCCTAAACACTGTCAATCTATTTAACCAAATATCCGAGGCCAACCAGAATGCAAAAGCTAAGGACGCATTGGAGTCACAGAGAGCCGAGAATGACATCAAAGCTGCTATTGCGAATGATGATTGCGCTAATCGGCTTATTCCTGCTGATGCAGTTAAGCGGCTGCGGGAGTACGAGGACGGTATACGTTCAAGCTCCGGTGATCCCGCTACCTTTTAGTCTGACTGCTGAAACGCCAAAACCTAAAGTACCGAACTTAATATTATGGGGGGATAGCCTTCTACTGAACGCGCGACTTTATTCTGCTCTACGACAGTGCAATCTGGATAAGGTCAGCATCAGGAGAATTGAAGAGCAAAGAAGTAAGTAATTGACTAAAGATAATATTTAAAAAAAGGAAATGATGATGACTAAGCTTTATGAGAATGAGTTCGCCGATGTTCGTGTTGGAACTTTTGCGTGGGCATTGGTTCAATTGAACTTAAATAAACTGGTTAGTCGTGCTGGATGGAATGGCAAGAAAATGTATTTAGTTTTGTCACCTAAGCTAACTGGATTAACTGTAAACCCTGGAAGTCAATATGCATTGAGTGGCATCCCTGTGGGTAAAAAATATGATTATCTAACCCACATTGATTTATGCAATGTAAATGGTGACTTTGTTCCTTGGCAGCCCTCCCAAACGGATATGATGGCCGATGATTGGGCGCTTGTCGATTTAAGCATTAATTTAAAAGATCCATTTATTTTTGAGATGTTATCAGGCGAGGTTTCAAGGCCTCAAGAGGAGTATCGAGGATATTATGAATATGTCGCTTGTGGGTCATATAAACGTATCCAAAAAAATTCACAAATCAATAACGCAATAATGTTTATTTTGTACTCATCAGGTCAGGATGAAAATGCGCTTCAGTTCCATTTTATCCCTGCTGAAGGAGTGGAAACTAGCGCTCTAATTAAAATGAAGTTGATTGTGAAAGTGGATGGGGAGTATTTTGATTTAGGAGCTTCTTACAAGAATACACAATTCATGTATGATATTTCGAAGCATGAGCGACTATTGTCAGCTATTAATGATTTAGCTAATAAAAAAACATATAAGCTTGAGTTTGTGAATATTTAAAAAATCAGATAACTCATTGCTAGTGGATAATTTCTTTCATACATAGCCTTAGCAATCGCTGGGGCTTTTTTACATCTGCATTTCACCGCGCTTTCTCCGCGCATAAAAAACCCAAGAGTTTCGGGATAGAGCTTGAGATAGGGCAGTGGTTATCGCTGACCGCTCTTGGGCTGCCTACATCTGGAGAACAGGCTCTATCACCAAAAGGTAATAGCGATATGAACAATTTACAGGTTATCCCTGATTTTGATTTTCGTCAGCTAGTGTCGGCGGCAGAAGGTGAGCCGGTGACCGATACATTCCAGATCGCCAAGGCATTTGGCAAAAGACACCAACACGTTATTCGCGCACTGGAAAACCTTCACTGCTCGACTGATTTCACGAAGGCCCACTTTTGGGTTGTCGAGAAAATCAATGAGTTAGGGATATTTGATAAGAAGCAAAAGTATTATCGGATGGACTTCAGCGGCTTCGTCATGCTGGTCATGGGCTTCAATGGGGCAAAGGCTGACGCAGTTAAAGAAGCATATATCAATGCGTTCAACTGGATGACCAGCGAGCTTAGAAAATACAGCGAAAGCTATGAGGCAGAACGTAACGCCGTCATGCTCGAATACATGAAAGAGAAAGATGTGGCCAGCATGTCTGGGCGATTACTTAACCGCTGGGGCAGAGTGAAGAAGCCACAGCTCATAGCAAGAATCGAAAGGCTTGAGCAACAGTCGCAGATAGCGATCCCTGGATTGCCTAAATGACCATTACAAAGCCCATCTACGGGTGGGCTTGATAATGTTTATAAAAATGGCATCCTTTCCATGTGGGTACAATTTTGGCTTACATTTCAAAGGAAAGAAAAATGGCATTCACAAAATTAGTCAAGACAATCCTCTGTCATGGCGACAATAAGTATGAAGTTTATGCTGTTGGAGAAAATGCATCTGTTGACAGAATTATTCACTACAAACTACGCACCTGTTCCAATGAAAATAGCGTGAATGGAAAATCCGAATCTCAGTGGGTGGTGTTTGATTCGAATGTGCCGATTCCACAAGACCCGCTTTATAAAAATGCTAGCAATGTCGTATTTTACCTAGAAGAATTGTAAAAAGAATTCCAACCATCTTTACCAAAGCCTCAGTTATCTGGGGCTTTTTATTGCCATTACAATGGGCAAGCCTATCGTAATGGAGTAATTATCAAGCAGGCACCAATGGCTTACAGTGACCACCCTGATGTACGAAGCTTATCTTGTACATACTCGTAAGACTTAGTTAGCTGAGTAGGTAAGCTCGGAGCAGGTGCTGATTCAGGGTTGTCTCTGCTATCTCGCGATGAAAATAGATCATGAAATGACTGATCTTTGGTAACCATAACTGCAGGATTGCTAAATCCACGATCATTGAATTGGTCTGCAGTTAGATCGATGATTGTTCCTGATAACTCAAGCCATGCATGGCTATTGTTATCGTTGAGCCTTTTATCTGATTTGATGTATTCCATGTAAATTCCAGAGCGGTGTAATGCAATTTCACCAAACTGCCGGTAAATCAAATAAGCAAGTAAGTCAGTAGTGTCTCCACAACACCCAGCTGGGAAATCACTATTCCCCATACTGGTTTGCTCATTGTGAATACCTTCAGCGTTTGCCATCTCAAGAGCTCGTCTGACGTCAGAGCAAAATTTAAACAATTCATCATTATTCATTTGGGTAACCTATGGCACTCACAGACAAACAAGAAATGTTCTGTCGCGAGTACCTCATCGATTTAAATGCCACACAAGCGGCTATTCGGGCGGGGTACAGCGAAAAGACTGCAAATCGCATCGCCGCCCAACTGTTGTCAAAACTTGACATCCAGAACAGCATCGCGCAACTGAAAGCTCAACGCAATGAGCAGGTTAACATCGACGCGGCTTATGTTTTGAGACGTTTGGTAGAAATTGACCAAATGGACGTTCTTGACATCATGACAGACGATATGAGCATCAAGCCTGTTTCAGAGTGGCCTGCATCATGGCGTCGATACCTTAGTGGATTCGACCTAGCTGACATGTTTGAAGGGCGCGGAGAAGACCGTGAGATGGTTGGTATCCTAAAAAAGGTTAAGTGGCCAGATAAGGTTAAGAATCTGGAGCTACTTGGTAAGCATGTTTCCGTGATGGCTTTCAAAGAGCAGATTGACCAGAAGGTCACTGCTACTCACAACATCATGCCCGTCCCAACGTGCGATAGTGCGGAATCATGGGAGGCAATCGCACAGAAACAGCAAGGCGAGGTACTGGGCAAATGAGCTACAACGTAGTTTGGAAGCCGTTACCCGGATCGCAGTCACTGTCTCTGAGTTGCCCATGTGATGAGATTCTTTTTGAGGGTACTCGCGGCCCCGGTAAAACTGCGGCGCAGCTGGCTAGATTTCGCCGATTGGTTGGCACCGGCTACGGCACGTTCTGGCGAGGTGTGATATTTGACACCGAGTATAAGAACCTTGCAGACATCATCACACAGTCTAAACGTATGTATCGGTTGTTTGGTGATGGAGCTAGATTCTTAAACTCTGCCTCAGAACTGAGATGGGTATGGCCAACTGGTGAAGAGTTGTTGTTTAGGTTCGGCAAAGAAGAAAAAGATTACTGGGATTACCATGGGCAAGAATTCCCGTTTATCGGATTTAACGAGCTAACAAAGCAGCCCAATCCTGATTTCTACGAATCCATGTTCTCTTGTCGGCGATCGTCATTTAGGCCTCAGGACTACCCACTTCCAAATGGCAGCTTATTGCCAAATATACCGCTAGAGACTTTCAACACCACAAACCCATTCGGCATAGGCCATACATGGGTTAAAAAGCGATTTATTGACCCAGCGCCGCGTGGAACCATCATCCGCGATAAGCAGATGGTGCCTAACCCACAAACGCAGCAGGATGAAGAAATAACTCTGACCCGTGTAGCCATTCATGGCTCGTTCAAAGAGAACCCATATCTCGATCCTGTATACATCGCCACACTGATGAACATCAAAGACCCTAATAAGCGCAAAGCGTGGGTTGAAGGTTCATGGGATGTGACGAGCGGTGGGCGATTTGACCACCTGTGGAATGAATCACTGCATGTCATCAAGCCATTCAAGATACCGGATAGTTGGACTGTTGACCGATCACATGACTGGGGCGAATCCAAACCATTTTCCAACCTGTGGTGGGCTCAGTCTGATGGCACCGAAGCAACGCTTCCTGATGGCAGTAAGTTCTGCCCTCCAACCGGTTCATTGATTCTGATAGGCGAGTGGTATGGCTGCCCGCCTGATGAGCTTAATAAAGGGTTGAATATGTCATCTACCAACGTCGCAAAGGGCGTTGCATGGGTAGATAAGCGATTAATGGGTGAGGAGGTCGAAGAACCTGAAGAAACTCAAGGGAAAGGCCAAATGCATATCGTACCTGGCATATGTAGCAGCGTAATACCCGGCCCAGCTGATGGGGCAATATTCAACACTGGCGATAACGAGCTATCCATTGCCCAAAAAATGGAGGCGCAGGGTGTCACATGGCTGGCAGCTGATAAGAAACCCGGATCACGCATCAATGGCGCATCACTTTTCGCTGACATGCTAGAGGCGGTTATTGAAGGCAAGAAAACCGAGTCAGGTATGCCGGAAAAACCTGCATTCTACGTCATGGAGCATTGTCGGGGCTGGATAAGTCGCATACCTGTGCTCGTTAGAGATGATAAGAAGCCTGATGATGTAGACACCACTCAGGAAGATCATGACTTCGACGCTACGCGCTACCGCGTGCTGCATTCACCTAAACAAATCACCGGCATGTTGGTGCGTTCGCGCTGACGGAGGACATCGTGGCCGAAAGCGAAATTAAGCAGAATCTCACCACAAACGCCAGCGTCGACCGTGAGCGCATGCGTTATGTAAACGCTATGTTCAATGGCACCAGCAACACTAAACGCAAACGCCTGTATCAGGAATTTGGCTACCCAGTTGAACTCTGCTTCGACGATTTCTATCGTGCATATCGTCGCAATGCAATCGCTGGCGCTGCCGTAATGCGAGTTGTTGATGGATGCTGGGAGGATTACCCGGAAATTTACGAAGGCGACATTACAAAAGACGCCACGGAACAAACCGCATGGGATAAGCAAATCAATAAGCTTCTCAAGCGATGCTGGAAACAAATTAAGGGTGCTGATAAGCGCAACCTGGTCGGCCGTTACTCTGGATTATTGATTCAAATAAAAGACAGTAAGTCATGGTCAGAGCCTGTTGATAAGGCCATGGTCAGCAGACTGAAAGAAAAGGCACTCGTCAGGCTCATACCGGTTTGGGAAGCTCAGCTTGACCCTGTTAGCTATAACGAAGATCAGAATAGCGAGAATTACGGCGATGTCAGCATGTACTCGTTCACAGAGATACCTGTACAGCAGCAGCGAAGTAATCAGCCTGGCAGGGTCATTAACGTTCACCCAGATAGAGTTATTATCCTTGCAGAAGGTTCTGACGACGGGAGACTTGATTCCGGTGAGTCGCTGCTGGAAGAGGGATTCAACAAGCTGATGGATCTCGAGAAAGTTTCGGGTGGCGCTGCTGAGGGATTCCTCAAGAACGCAAGCCGACAACTTAACTTTAACTTCAGCGCCAAAACGAACTTCGCTCAGCTTGCGCGTGCTCTCGGAGTCTCCGAGTCTGAGTTATCGAATGCAATGGACGATCAGGTTAAACGTCTGAATGACAGTACCGACAGCGCCGTAATGATGCAGGAAGGTGATGCCAGCGTACTCTCGGTAGCAGTAGCAGACCCTGAGCCGACGTGGCGTACTGCTCTCAATGAGTTCTGCGCAACGGTGCCGATCCCCGTGAAGGTACTGGTTGGTATGCAAACCGGTGAACGGGCCAGCACGGAAGATGCGAAGGATTGGGCCAAAACCCGAATGAGTCGACGTAATGGATTCTTGACTGACCTCATCACTGACATCGTTTCCCGATTCTGGACCCTCGGATTTATATCACCGGCGAAGGGTGAAGAGATTTCTGTAGGGTGGTCAGATTTGCTTGCACCAAGCCAGGCGGAAAAAATTTCCAATATGGATAAGCTCGCCGATGTTGCTGTGAAGTCAACGAACGCATTTGGTCGCTCAGCAATCACGGAAAACGAAATACGTGCAGCAGGAGAGCTTCAGTCGCTACCTGAATTAGATGATGAGGTTCCGCCAGATGACAGCAACCCAAAGCCTGACCCACTGGCAGACCCAGAATCAGAAACCGAAAAGTCCGGTAATACCACGGTCGAAAGTTGACCCCACGATGTCGCGAAAGTCAGTCAGCAAGATGGATCGCGACATCGAGGACCGGTATTACTCAATTAAGGTTGCACTGAAAGCATTGTTCGACCAGCGCCTGACCGGGCGAGAGCGTGAGGTAAACAGCCATAACTGGCACTTCCTTTGCCACGACAACGGCGAGGATATGCGGCTCTACCAAGTCAACGCTGGCAAGTTCATCTACGACATGTCGGCGCAAGAGCTGGCTGACCTGCTAGAGGCTGTGCAGGGCATCCTCGACGATTACCTGCTGGATGGCGGAGAACAAAACCTATGGGCGATGGATTTCGTCGCCGTAGAAGCACAGCGCGGCACGCTGGAGGCGTTCAACAACCTCTCGCAGCAGTCGCAGGTGTACGCCAGCCAGACGACGTTACAACAGCTTTTAAACAGCCCAGGTTATCTAAACCAGATTGCAGCGGCAAGGCTGACAACGTTCAGTGACTGGAAGGTCATTAGCGATACCGCTCGCGGCGACCTGACCAACATCATTACCGATGCTGTCGCGCGGGGTGTTATCCCTAGGGAAACAGCCAGCGTTATCAGTAAGCGCCTGGACGTAAGTATGTCCAGAGCCAAAACGATAGCTCAAACAGAGCAAGTTGGGGCTTTAAGGCAGGCGCAGCGCAATGAGGTCGACTGGGCAAAAGAACGCTTGGGCCTGAATACTGCGATATTGTGGATTTCCGCGCTTAAGCCGACCACGAGGGTAACTCATGCTGCACGGCACGGTAAGACTTTCTCTACCGAAGAGGTTGCCGAGTTCTACGCGAAGGATGGGAACTCGTTTAACTGCTATTGCGCCAATACGCCTTGCCTTCTTGATGATGATGGAAATCTCTACAATAAAGGATTGGAGGATAAATTGGCGAAAGAGCGAAAGCAGTGGAAAAAATAAACCGCTAAGATACCTCTGTCATCACAAACAGAGGGGGATATCATGCACGAGCATAGCGATTATTCAGACTTAGTTTTCCATTGGATTAAGACTGATTACTGGGGCGACAACATTGATAAGGCCTATGAAGGCGCATTCGATGTAATGATTAAGATTATTGATGACGGTTTCCTTAGGGCTTCCGGGAAGGATACCTTTAAGAAAATTGAAAGCGTCTGCTTTACGGAATCACCAAAAGAAGTGATGAAGCATCAGACATCCCGCTATATGCCTTTTGGATTTTCATTCGAAAAAAGTTTCTTATTCGAGCAGGGCGGGCGTCATGTAATTTATCAAACCAAGGAAGAGGGGGAGGCTATGCCAAGTGAGATGCACTGGAGGCATGTTACGTATGACCCAAATGAGACGTCGAAACGAAAAGAGGGTATCGACTTTACCTGGGAGCGTGAGTGGCGACTGCACAAACCAGAACTAAGCATACTCGATATTAACTCTGTAATTGTGCCAAACCAAGATTATGTAGAAAGGCTTGAGGCTGAGATAGACCATATGAAAGGTTTTCCTGCCTATATGTGGGAAAAAATAAGAGAGCACGTTGATCCAGGGCCTTATAGAAAGTACACCCCAGAATTTATAGATCGCTTCGATGTAATGTATTCATAAACAATGGTCGCAAATGCGGCCTTTTTTATTGCCTGAAATCCACCAATGAGGATTCAGTGTGTCCGATTGCAAATGCAGAGCGCTTTGTATCTGTAAGGCAAAAAGTCTTTTAGCTGAAATTACTCGCAAGCGTCGGTCGGAAGGTGGCAGTCAACCTTCCGACAATGCCACGCCAGCAAACATCCAATAGTTAAGAGGACACAACATGACTGTCTATTGGTGTTGTGGTTGCGGTCTAGTTGTTCACTATCAATGCATAACCGCGCTGAACTATTTCTTGCACGGGAACGCTTCGCTAAGAGCGTCAACAGCTAAATCAGACGCGTTTTCAGCTCGGCGTTTAGGGTTTTGCTTCAAGTATTGATATACGACATCAGAAATCTGGTTCAGGTTAAGTTGATTGCTGGCACAAAAAAGTACACCGCTGCCTAGATCGTAAACTCCTGATACGTATCCATAGTACATATTTGCGTCGCTGATATCAGAACCCATAGTTCTGTTTTCTCTGGTCCTCATCAAGGATTCGCCCCAGGCAAAAAGCTGATTTCCTGTATAAAAATTAGCTTGCGCTTCCTGCGTACTGAACAAACCAATGGCGCCAATTAGCATGGCCTTTTTAATCATCATCTCACCCCTTTTGTTTTAATAAATATAACTTAACGAGGATCAAGCATGAAACGCAACCGCGTTAACGTGCTGACCGTCGTCAACTCCGCTTCAAATATCACAACTGAAACTATCGACGGCAAGCCACATATTGTGGTTCGCGGCATCACGCCTGTCGTGGACGATATTGTAATGAACCGGAAGTTGTACCCGGCAGCAGAAATCGAAAAGGCCTACAACACGCTTGAGCGTAACCCGATGCCCCTGGGCCATCCAAAAGTGGACGGCAAGCATGTTTCGGCTCGCGATGTCCGGGCGGTGAACGAATACCACGTCGGAGCTTGGCTACAGAACGTCAGCCACAAAGACGGCAAGGTAACTGGCGACATGTACGTTAACCGGCAGTACGCCGAATCCAGCGATAAGGGCAAACGCCTGATTAACCGCCTGGATGACATGTTGTCTGGTGCTAACGTTGACCCGATCCACATCTCCACTGGCCTGCTGTATTCCGGCATTACTGCCAACGGCGAGTCGAAGGGCAAGAAGTATAACGAGATCGCCACCAACATGATGTTTGACCATGTTGCGGTGCTGCTTGATGAGCCTGGTGCCGGTACGCCGAATGAAGGCGTGGGCATCTTCGTTAACTCTGACGGAGATGAGCAGCAGATTGAAGTGGCGAACCTGGCCGACGCCTCTGACTGCACCCGCGAAGGGATGCTCAACAAAACCAAGTTCTTCTTCACCAACGCCTCCAACTTTTCCTTCGACGATATCCAGCGTGCTATCAGCGACAAATTGCGCGAGGGCGATATCGAAGATAAGTGGCTTTGGCCAGAAACGGTGTGGCCTGACAGCTTCATTTACCAAGATGGCTCAAAACACCTGAAGCAAAAGTACCTCATCGATGATGGCGGCAAGGCCGTTTTCGTCGGCGAACCTGTAGAAGTCGTGCGCAAACCCACTGAGTACGAAATTAAAACCAACGGAGCTGAAACCCGATGAAAGACATGATCGTTAACGCGCTGAAAGCGAAAGGTAAGCCGACTGAAGGCAAGACCGACGCAGAGCTTTTCGATGCATTCAACCAAATGAATGCGGAAGAAGCAGCAAAAACCGAGACGCCAGAGCAGAAGGCGGCACGCGAAAAGAAAGAGTCTGATGAAAAGGCTGCAAAAGACAAGGCCACCAACAGCGAAGAAATGCCAGCCTGGGCTAAGTTGCTCACTGAGCAGGTATCGGCGCTGAACACCCAATTCGCGGCCAACTCTGACAAAGAGAAAGGCGAGAAACGTGCAGCAGTCAAAGCCAAGTTCGGCATGACTGAAGTTGCGGTTAATGCTCTGGACGGTGAGCCACTGAATGAGCTGTTCGCTCAATGCTCAACCTCCACCGGTCTGAATGGTGCATTCCGCCAGACTAACTCCTCTCAACCAATCAGCGAAATGCCGGAGTAAATAATGGCTAAAGATGGAAAACACGTAATTCACGCCGGTGGCGTATTCCCTAATCCGCTGCTCAATCGTGAAGGCCGCGCGACATCCGTTAAGCCTGGCACTTTGGGCTTCTTCGATGCTGGCGTATTCAAAGCATCCGTAGACGGAAGTGAAACCGCGGTCATCTACGCTGCTGACTTTGATTATCTTCGCTGCAAGTCAGTCGATGACACATTTGCAGTTGATGATCTGGTAGTGGCAATTCACCCGCTACCGGGCATGTTCCTTAACGTGCGCGCTGCAGCAGGCACCTACAAAAAAGGCGATGCACTGTCAATCGTCAACGGCCAGGTGAAAAAATGGGCCACCGGTGAGGCAGATCGTTGCTACTGCGACGAAGAGCACTCAATTACCGCCGTTGCTGGCGACCTCATTCGTGTAGTGATTAAGTAAGGAGTCACTGAATGCTTGTTTATTCTAAATCGCTGGGCGAAAAGACCGGCAACCTGGCTGTTAACCAGTACCAGTTCGGTATGCTTTCTCAGGAGCGTGATGCCGCCCTAAACCATCAGGGTGTCAATGTGATGCAGGAGATGGCAGACCGCATTAATGCTGTTAGTCAGTTGAATGGTATCAACGCCGTACGCTCACCTGCAGATCTGTATAAAGCGTTTGACCAGACCGTGCTGCGCCAATTTCAGCCGAACACTGAGTTCACCCTGTTCAACGACCTGATGCCGCTGTCTCGTTCAGTGCGCATCAACCAGACCGTGTACGAATACGCTAAGTCTGGCGGTCGCATGTGGGCTCACACCTCCATGTCAGGCCAGATTGGGGCGGCGCTGGATGCTGTCCAGTACCAGTACGACGGTACGATGGTGCCAGTGCATGATACTGGCTTCAAATTCCACTGGCGTGAACCTCGTCTGAACAACCCGGATGCGTTCGACATCATCTCTGATGCACAGTTCGAGTCCACCAATGAAGTACGACGCCAGTATGTGGATTACATCTACAACGGCTATCGCGATGCGGAAGGGACTTACATCAAGTTCGATGAGAAGACCTGGAAGGGCCTGAAGAATGATGAGCGCGTAGCAATGGTTGACCTTGGCGCATCTGGCCTGAATATCGACTTCACCAGCGCGTCGGCGACCGCTGAGCAGATCCGTAATGCGGCAATCAAGCTGCGCGATACGCTCAAGTTGACCAACAACCAGTACGCAGAGCAGACCTGGTATGTGTCGAGCGCCATCATTTCTAACCTGGAGCGCTATTTCAGCGACAACTACCAGTCTGACACCATACTGCAGGAGCTTCTGAAGTTGTCCGGTATTTCCGCGATTAAAGAAGATGCTCAGCTGACTGGTAACCAGATCCTGATTGTTCCGCTGAATGCTGGCGTAATCGCGCCGATTGTAGGCCAGGCGTTCGGTACCGTTGCCGATCCGCGTCCGTTCTACAACAGCGATTACATCTGGCGCACCTGGGGCGCTGCTGGCCTGATGGTTAAGACCGACATCAACAGCAAGAAGTCCGTCATTTACGCACACAGCTAAGGGGTTAGGCATGGCACTGGTCGAAATCGTAGCAGACAATCTGTACGCCGGTGCCAACCTCCAGATTCTGGTGGTTGGTGCGATCGTAGATGTTGACGATGCGACGGCGGAACGCTGGAAAGCATCAGGAAAGGCAAAAGACACCGACAAGAAGAAGGGCGTGAAACTCTTCGACGAGTCGGCTTGGTCAAACAAAGCGCCGTCCAGTGATCTGCTAGAGCAGCTCGCTGAGGTGACAAAGTCCCGAGATGAAGCTCTGACGCAAGTGACTCAGCTCACCGATCAGGCGGCAGCGGATAAGGTCGCCTTCGATGAGCAGCGCGCTGAGGTGACAAAGCGCGCTGAAGAAGCCGAAGCCGCACTGGCAGAAGCAACCAAGAAGGCGAAATAACTATGGTTAACCCAATCACAGCGGCAGACGTGCAACAGTTTCTCGGTGAGTTGGGTTATTCCATACCAACAGCTCTGCTGGAGCCGATTCTATGCGTCGTGAACAAGATTATCCCGTGCCTAAATGGTGCTGGATATGACGATTGCTCCGCAAAACTCATCCTGATGTATGCAGCTGCATTAATGGCTACATCGTCTGGTGCGCGGCGTATCAAATCGCAGAGGGCACCGTCTGGTGCATCCCGTTCCTTTGAGTATGGTGATGACAGTATCAACTGGCTGCGAGACTCGCTGGCGAAACTCGATACCAGCGGATGCACCAGTGAACTACCGATTAGTGCAGGTAACAGTGTGGGACTCTTTCTCGTTGTCGGGGGCTGCTGATGTGGATTCTCATAACTGAAAGTCAGCCCAAACCTTTCGCTCGTGTATGGGTTCGCACCGATACCGGACGTGAAACCACCGGCTATGTGAATAGCTCCGGTGAATGGGTGATTAACTGCAAGCGCATTCGTGATAGCGGTGCAAAGGTCGAGAGGTGGCGAGAATGAGCAGCGTTGCAAATTGGAGCTATACGGCGGAGGCCACAATTTGGTGCCGCCTCGGAACTGATGAGTGGAATAAGCCATCATTCGCCGCACCTTTCACTATTGCATGCGACTATGGGGGCGACTCTAAACGCGGTAACGCTGATGTTGGTCGTGAGTTCGTGGTGAAAGATACCGTCTGGACTGAGTACGCTGAAGCCAAAGAGGGTGACTACCTGCTGATCGGAGTATCGACTGAGGCCAATCCTATCGACGCCGGTGCCGATGAGATTAAGCACATCATTCGCTATGCGGACACATTTGATCGCGTTGTTGATGATTATGCATTGATAACCGGAGTCTGACATGGGCGTCAAGGTGAAGGGGCTTAAACAGGCTAAAGCTAACTTTGACCATTTGATTGATGACGTGGTCGGAAAGAAAGCCGTAAGGGCCACATATCGAATCCTGTTTATCATAGGGACTCAGGCATCTATTTACACTCCGATCGACACATCGACCCTCATAAACTCACAGTTCAGGGAAGTGAAAGCAGGCAATAAAATCATCACTGGTCGAGTTGGTTATTCTGCTAACTACGCGGTGTATGTTCACGACCCGAACGTGAAGCAGAACTTCAGGCGCTCTACCGCTAAAAAAGAATTTCTTAAACTTGGTGCTGATGATTCCAAGGGGCAAATCGATAGGGCAGTTGCTGAGGAGATGAGCCTATGAGTACGCCAGTATTCATTAAGTTTCGCGAATGGTTGGAGGATGCTGGGCTAACTGACGGATACAAAGTGCAGATGGTTCAGTGGGTAGAGCAGAAAAGTGACACTGGAAACATGAGATACATTGTATTTCAGCCAAATGGCGGCACCCCACGCGTTAAAGACCTGAGTGCTGATGATAATGTTCAGGTTGTTCTCGTTAGCGCTAAGAATGAAGCTCAGACCGTAGTGCAGCGTGCACAGGACATTCTAGATCATGTGACAGATAACCCTGAGGACTCTTGCCTCAATTCAGTCTTCAATCTCGGCGGGATGCCAACGCCAATTCCTACGGAAGAGGGAAGAACGGTCATCAGGCTTCTATTCCGCTGCACTGCATAACAACATTCAAAACTAACAGGCTGCCTTATGGTGGCCTTTTTTATTTCCAACAAAAGAGGTAAGTCACCATGGCAGATTGCCAGAATGATTACGGGAAGTTAATTGGCCGCGTCGCTATTCTGCGTCTTGCCGAAGGCTGCCCAGATACAGTCCCAGAACAATCAGAGTTCGTACGCATGGGCGCTCTGACTACCAAGTCAATTGACTATTCAATGAACACTGTTACTTCTGAGGCTGACGATACCAAGGGTCTGGTTGAGAACCTTGTCACTAACATGGATCTGACTATCAGCTTTGATGGTGAGTGGCGTAAGCGCGATAAGCCAACTGACTTTGGCCCAATCAAACTATCCAAAGAGCTATTGGCAGAAACCAAATCTGGCCGCCAGCCGACTTACTGGGTTCAGTTTGATTTCACCGGTGAAGACGCCGTAGTTCTCCAAGGCTATATGGCTGCGACTTCATGGTCTGGCGAGTTCGGGGCATCTGATATCGCAACTTATTCCGGCGAGTTCAAGGTGGCTGACGCTGATACTGTCGAATATCTGGAAGAGGAAGTTCCTGTTACGGGCGTAACTGTCACTCCGACCAGTGGAAGTGTTGCCGTTGGCGCAACGACAACATTTGCGGTTGATGTAGCTCCTGCTGGCGCAACCAATAAAGCATACACGGTAACGTCATCCGCACCATCAAAGGCGACTGCAACACTTTCTGGAGCCACGGTAACCGTTACAGGCGTGGCGGCTGGTACGGCAAACATCACTGTCACCACAACAGACGGCGCAAAGTCTGCGGTTTACGCGGCAACAGTTACTGCTTAGTAAGCATTACAGAGGGTATCGATGATGCCCTCGATACTGCTCACAAGGAATTCACATGACCCCGATCACCGACATTGGCGAAATGCTTATTTCAGACCGTGAGAGAGACTATTTCTTTCGGCCTTCTCTTGTTTCTATGGCAAGAATCGGATCCCCGTCTGAAATAGTCGCTGCGCACGCAACCATGAATGGATTTGAGGTTTTTAGGCTAATTTCACAAGCCTCTGATGCATGGGGGAAAGTCCCTGAATGGCTGTTGAAAACAATAAAGACTCCCGTATATGGCCGCCCCGTCTTGGCTACAGCGATGAGCATAATGCAGGCGTGCTGTGACGATGATTTAACCTTGCTGATTGGAGAGTGGAGACCTGGTAAAAAAGGTGTCGTCTACCGCAAAGGGAAGATGGGGATCGGGGAGATGATCATCATTGCGCGTGATCTAATCCAGCATGGTGTTATCGGTAAGGCCAAGCTCAGAAAGCTACAAAAGCATGAAAGCAAAGATGAGTATTCATCAGAGTTTCGAGTTGTCGATTATATAAACGCGGCGCGGGCTCATTTCAACATGCCTAGAGGCGAAGCTGAACAGCTAACCATGACAGAGTTCCAGCTTATGCTTAAAGCTAAGTATCCAGAAGAGAAAGGATTCACGAAGGAAGAGTATGACGCGGTGATCGATGCGGATGATAAACGAACGGCTGAATTGCTCTCTGGTCGCCGCAGATTGGTCAAGTCTAAGAAGTTACCGGCTAAGGCCGCTTAATGTCACAACCTGCTCCGGCAGGTTTTTTTATGTCTGGAGATCGTAATGGCAAGCGAGCAGGAAGTCGGGAATATCGTCTACACCGTCCAAATGGATGTTGCAAAGCTCATTAGCGAGCAACAGAAAGTTAACGATCGTCTGGATAAGATGAACGGCCAATTTGAGAAGACTGGCAAGACGGTAGACAACACAAGTAAATCATTCGCGTCGCTTACAAAGATAGCTGGCGCATTAACTGCCGCACTTTCAGTTTCAGCAGTGGCTCAATATGCAGATGCATGGACGTCCTTAAATAACAAACTAGCTAACTCAGTTAGAGCAGGGGAAAGCCTTGTAGGGGTCACTGAGCGAGTATTCAACATAACTCAAGCTACGAGGTCTAGCCTTGATGCGACGGCATCACTATATGCAAGATTAGAAAGGGCGACCCGAGAATATGGAACCAGTGCGGGCGATCTTGCTAAGTTAACCACAATCATAAATCAGGGATTTGTTGTTTCAGGCGCAACAGCACAAGAGGCTGAAAACGCAATTATTCAGTTATCTCAGGGCTTAGCCTCCGGCGCGTTACGCGGAGAAGAGTTCAACTCTGTTAACGAGCAAGGCAACAGGCTGATAGTTGCTTTGGCAGATTCTTTAGGCGTTACAACTGGTGAGATGCGTAGCCTAGCTGCTCAGGGCAAATTAACCACTGATGTTGTTGTTAATGGTTTACTGTCTCAGGGCAATAAAATTGGTAGCGAATTTGCGCAAACAACAACGACTATCTCTCAGGCTCTTCAGGTCGCAGGAAACAATATCACCAAGTTTTTTGGGGAGTCATCTTCAGTCAAAACTGGTGTGTCTATATTCAATGATGTCGTAATTACGTTAAGTCAGAATATAGATGTTTTGTCAGGCGCGTTAACTATCGCGGCAGGCGTTATGGGCTCTCGCTACGTTGGTGCTCTTTACTTGGCCACTAAGGCAAAAGTTACTGACGCCGCCGCTACCGTTAATCAGCAGGTTCAAGAATACAAAGCCGCAAAAGCTGTTATGGCTTCCGCTCAAGCTGAAATAGCTAACGCTCAGGCTATAAAAGCCTCGGAACAAGCTAAGGCTAGAGCATTAGCAACACAATCTGCAGTTAATCGCCAGCTCGGACTGAATGTTAGTTACCAGCAAGAATATGCAGTAATCCAATCAAAAATCATTGCTGCTGACAATGCAGAGGCTGCTGCTAAAACTAGGTTGGCCGCGGCAACAACGCAAGCATCAGTAGCCACTAGAAGTTACGCGAGTGCTATGTCTCTTGCAAAAGGTGCTCTTGGGCTAATAGGTGGACCTGCAGGGTTTGCCATGCTAGCTGGGGCGGCTATTTTCTATTATTACCAGCAGGCACAACAAGCCAAGCAAGAGAGCATTGCGTTCGCCGATTCTCTCGAATCGGTCATTTCAAAAATGAAGGAGATGAACAGCACTCAGCTAGCTGCCGAGATAGCAAAGGCAGAAACATCGATTATCAACCAGAAGGATGCCATCGTTGATTTGCAAGCTGAAATGGACAACCTCCAACAGAAGAAGGCTTTCATTGAACAAGCTGCCAATATCCGAGGTGCAGAGTCGGTTGCAGAGGATTACGCAAGTGTTCAGCGCGATATCGATATTCAAGCCGGTAAGGTAGATGCCGCCGAAACAAAACTAAGTCAGACCATCAGTAAAACAGGCATTCTACGCGCTCAATTAAATGGGACACTTCAAAGCGGCATTGAGCTTCTGAAGCGAGACGGTGAAGAGGCCGGTATTGCTGCGGGAATGATGAATCATTTGGGTAATTCTTTAGATTTCGCTAGTCGAGCTAAAGACAAATTCAATTCCTCAAGTATTAAAATCCCCGTAAGCAAAGAGGCTGATAAATTTAATTCTCAGCTAGAACAGCAAAATGAGTTGTTATCGATTACGGACAAAAGACTCAGAGCAGTAACCAAGGCAAGAATGGAAGCAGAGAGCCGAGGTGGCAACGTTAATCAGGTTAACACCGCAGGCGAGCTTGCAGGAAAACAATACGATCTTGAGAAAGCAGAGTCTGAGAGAGGGCAGACAACGAAGAATACTGCTAAAGCAGAATCTCAAGCAGAGCAGGCCGAGAAGAAAAGAGTCAAAACACTTCAAGACCTCTCCAATGAGATAGAAGTTGCAGCATTGAAGTCGAAGGGATTGAACAGGGAGGCTGCGCAATTAGCAGCAGTTCAGGAACTTGGCGCCGGAGCTACTCAGGCTCAAATCCAGCAGGCTCAACAGCAAGCAGGACAAATATTCGATATTCAGCAGCAAGCAGCAGATAAGAAAGCCGCTATAGATGCTGACTCGGCAGCAAAAGCCAAACAACAGCGTGACTTGGATAATGCTCAACTTGATCGGCAGCTTAAAGCCGGTGACGTCACGTTTGAGCAATCTCAACAACGCCGCGCTCAAATTGCTGCGGATTACTCCAAGGCGATTGCCAATGCTAGCTCTCAAGCGGTAGTCACACCTCAGCAGCAACTCGCCGGACAGGTTGATCCGGTGCAGCAACTTGCAAATGAGAATGCGCAAAAGCTTGCTCTTATTAAAGAGTATACAGCTCAGCGTGTAATCACCGAGGAGCAGGGGCTAGCGCTGATGAATGCTGCCAACACTGAGTATGAAGCTCAAAGAACGGCGGCACAGTGGCAGTTGCTGAGTCAGCAAGGGTTGGGATATGACATGCTAACCAGCGCTGTAGATGCCTTCGCTGGTAATGCATCAAACGCAATCACCGGGCTTCTCACAGGAACAATGTCAGTTTCAGATGCTATGCGTTCGCTTGGTAGCACGATACTGAATAGCGTTATCAACTCGCTGGTTCAGGTTGGTGTTGAAGCGCTCAAAAACTTCATTGTCGGTCAGACGATGGGTACGGCGGCCACTGCTGCATCAGTAGGGCAAGCTGCTGTTGTCGCTTCTGCTTGGGCTCCTGCGGCTGCAATGACATCGCTTGCAACCTTAGGCGCAAACTCCGTCCCAGCTGCTGCTGCGATAACAAGCACAGTCGGGTTATCCAGCGGGCTAGCATTGGCCGGTATGCGTAAAAATGGTGGGCCCGTGTCTGCCGGTTCTATGTATCGGGTCGGCGAGGGAGGCGCGCCCGAGCTTCTGCAATCTGGCGGCAAGAATTACATGATCCCCGGCGACGGTGGGAAAGTGATTAGCAATGCTGACCTACAGACCGGTGGTAGCGGTGGTATTATCGTATATAACAATATTCAAAACTACACTAGCGCAACTGTTGATAGCCAAGCCACAGTTAATGAGGATGGTTCTGTTAACATACAGACCATCGTTGCAGATATAAGCAATGGTGGGCCTATTAGCCAATCAATATCAAGGTATCATCAAGCTCCAAGGCGAGCGATTCAATAACGAGGTAAGAATGGACAAACCCAAGCAATCATGGAAATCAGCGTCATTGGAAGTTGGTAAAACAGTAAAAATAGGTGTTAACAGAGTAATTAATTTTAAAATTACGACATCTGGTGGAACGGTGATTGAGGGGATTATTCCTGCCAATGAGTATTTGTCGATCACGAACGGTGGGGACATTACCGGCGCAGAGATGAATATTTATGATATTCCTGAAGGCCCTAGTGAAGTCAGTTAACCCGCTTCGGCGGGTTTTTTATTGTCTGGAGATCATGAATGACAATTCCATATCCTGACTGGTTGCCGCTGGCGCAGAAGTCTGACAAGAGTCCGGCGACAGATACCGGATTCAGAACAGATCAGCCGCTTGTCGGTGCGCCAATCTTTCAGAAGTTAACCGACGATTTAAAAACGTCATTCTCTCTCAAGTGGATATTCACGATCACACAGCATCGCGCCTTTATGCAGTGGCTGCGCAGCCCGAACTATCTCGATAACTGTAACCAGTGGTTCTCTATGCGCCTGAACAACGGCACGGGAGACACAGGCATAGAGTTGCAGGAGCTGCATTTTACGGCGTGGCCCACGTGGAACCAGACGGGAAATATTTTCACATGGTCGGGAAGTGTCATCTGCCGGAAGTTGAATAACGCTGATGATGAGTTTGACGACATCATTGTCGAGCTGCCGCCGCCTTGGGCGAGCTGGCTGGATATCATTGTCACTGGCTATCCTGATGACCGTGACCCTGAATCATTACCGAGGGTGCCATAGTGCCAACACTGCGAGAGTATCGGGCTCAGCGCCCGAGCCGGATAATCTACGAGACCATTGAATTTCATCATGTATCGTTTGGCAGCTTCTATCTAGTCAACAACCAAATTTTCCCGAAGACGCTCGGCGGGGTGGAGTATAAGCCATGCCGCTTCGAGCTTTCAGAAAGCCAGCAAAGCAGCACGCCGATAATCGATTCGACGATTAAGTTCAGTCGTTTGGCTCAGGACTTCAAACAGCAACTGAAGGTTTGGCGTTCGTATAGCCGCATTGAGCCTATCACCGTGACTTATCGGCTGTTTGACTCTAAAGACATGACAACTGCGATCAAAGAGTGGCAGTTGTACGTCAAAGATTGCTCACTTGATGCTGATAACGTCAACGTCTCTTTATCAATGACAAACCCGCTCAATACTAACGTGGCGTTGCTGTATGACCCAGCAGAATGGCCCGGTCTCGAAATCGGATAAACCATGACTAAATCTGACTTTATCAAACGGATGATCGGCGTTCCGTGGGCTAACCGTGCCTGCTCGATGGAATCCTGTGACTGTTGGGGCCTCGTCGCGCTGTATTACCGGCATGTTCTCGGCAAAGAAGTACATCACAAGGCTGGGTATGAAAGTAACCGTGATTTTCTGACTTGTTACAGAGAAGAAGTGGTGTTTTGGCAGCGGGAACCAATCCCCATCGAGGATGGCATTTTTGTTGGCTATATGGGGCGTAGAGCTGAGCACGTAGGTTTAGTGCTCAATGGGATGGCATTACATAGCCGCGGCCTCAATGGCTCTGTGAGGCTCGACAAGCTGCGCGTAATGGAAAAGGTGTTCACTAAAGTGGAGTTTTATTCGTATGGCACTTCTAGAAATACAGCACTTGCCCGGAGTGCCGAAGGAGAGAATTGAGCTTGCCAACGGCTCTAACTTTTACACGTGGTTGGAGCAGCAAGCGTTTGATAGGGATATTGCGATCGTCATCAATGGCGTGTTGGCAGACGAGGAGGCCGAGCTTTCGTTTGAACTCACAGAGCTACATCGTATCCAGATATTCAGCCAGCCGCGAAGCATCGTCAGCGATATCCTGAGTCCGGTCTTCAAACTCGTCACCAAAGTATTCTCTTTCTTGGCGCCTAAGCCTTCATTCTCGACGTCTGCGGATAATAACGCAAAAGAAAGTCCGAACAATAAGCTGACCGGTCAAACAAATATTGCCCGCACATATCAAGCGCGTCCTGATATTTACGGTCAGGTTCGCTCGTTCCCAGACTTAATTCAGCAGTCTATGTTCGAGTTTACTGACAATATCAAGTACGTCACCGAGTGGATGAACTTCGGGATCGGGCAATACACGGTTGAGAGCGTACGCTATTCAGAGTCCAGCCTCGGAGCTATCGCCGGAGCAAGTTACAAGTTTTATCCTCCTGGCACCGTCATCCCAGAAATCATTCAGGGATTCGAATTTGACGATGTAGACGGGCAGGAGGTGCTGGGGCCTAACGAGGACAATAGCGAGCAAGTCGCTACGGCAACAACGAATGATGTCGTGTCAGGTACGATAACTGGCACATCTGCAGCGGTTAAAATCGTTCAGTCATCTGATTTTGATTACTTCTATGACATTCCCAAGCCACTACCTGTGCAGGTTACCGTCAATGTTACACGCCATTTAGCATCTGGTAACGTAACCGAGAATGTAACCTTCTCTGCGTCGTTGGATGCTGCGACTGAGTCAGATGATGGCTCTGTTATCGACCCAGTTAAATACTTCACATTCCAGCTATCGGCCATCAACAGCCCAGTCGAGATACCATCTGGTTCGACTATCAACAACACGATATTCACGCTGACTGAAAACAAAGGGAATATCTCGGGGCCATACTTCGCGGCGATTGAAGGCGATGAGCTGTGGGTACATCTCCAAGCTCAGCTTGGTAAGCGAGAAGGTGCTGACTTCTTGATTGAGTATTGGGCTGTAAATGACGACAACGATAGGATATCTCCTAAGTACAGCTACTCAGGCTATGTTTTCAACGCAAGTTACAATCGCGCTGATTACATATACGGAACATTCAAGTTCACGCCCCCGTACGGTAAGGCGCGGTATGCATTTCAACTGAGAAAGACTAATAACAGTTCTGATAGCAATCTTCTGCAGATCGCCGAAGCGCACTCAGTAACGAGACGCAAGAATGTGAGCTATCCAGATGACACGCTGGTGAAAGTCACTGTACGCGCCACGGAACAGGCTACTGGCTCACGTGATCGCAAATACAACGCACTCGTTACGCGTCACACAATCAGCTATGACATCAATACTCGCACTGTTGACTATACGCTCAGGCCGTCGCGAAGCTTTGCTGATGCTGTCACGCATGAGTGGCTAGTGATAGGGAAACAGCCAGCAGACACGATAGATTTGCATGAGCTTTACAGTATCTATCAGTCATTACCGGATCCGCGGCTTGGTTATTTCGACTACACGTTTGACGATGAGGATATCTCCCTTGGTAACCGCGTAGAGACTATCTGCAACACGGCGCGAGTAATCGCATATTGGGATGATGGCGTGCTTACGTTCGCCAGAGATGAGCGCAAAGAGTTCCCTTCTGCTGTATTCAACCGCGCCAATATCGTGGCAGACGAATACAAAATCAGTTACGACATGACTATGCCCGGAGGATACGACGGTGTAGAAATTGAGTATGTCAGTCCGAAGACAAACAAGAAGACCTATATCCGGTATCGCATTACGGACACAGGGATTGTCGAGCAAGCGGCCTTATCTCCGTTGAAGATATCGTTGAGCGGGTGCAGAAACGAATATCAAGCAGAGGATAGAGCGATTCTGGAAGTAAACCGGCTTATCAACTCTCGCATGAAGATGAACATGAAGACGCTGGCAGATGGTGAGTATGTTTCGCCTGGTGAAATGATTGTTGTTGCAGATACATACGACACAAACCAGCAAGCTGGTTACATCGTCGCTAGAAACGGCAATGACTTTGATACGAGTGAGCAGATTAACTTTGCTGGCGACATGTATGTCAGGGTAACCGACTCGATTGGCAACTCTACAGACAAAATCAGAGCATACCCGCGTACCGATACCAAGTTTGGATTCACCGCAGCAGTACTGAACATCACACTCAATATCTTCGACGGCTACAACGTTCAATCACCATCACGCTACGTAATCGCCACAACCGCAGAAATGGAGGCCATGCGATGGCGAGTATCAGACAAGAAACCTAACTCTGACGGCACGTTCTCACTGACGTGTGACGAGTATTTCGACGCAAAACCAGACTACAACGTCTAACCAATACCCACTCTCAATAGCCCAGCCATAGCGCTGGGTTTTTTTATGGAAAAATTATGGCGACTCAACCTACAAATCTACCAGTCCCAAGTGAATCAGCTCGTGATCTTAAGTTTAACGCTGGGAAAATCGACGAATTTGTTACCTCACCTGAGCAAAAATATATTGACCGCTTCGGGGATGAGCACTACACAATCGAAGGTATTAACAATCTTGCCCAGCAAGTGATGAATTCATTTGGGTATATCACGCTCACAGACGTTTCATTCACAATTGGTGCGACCATCACAAAACCCAATGAGGTGCTTTTCAACGAAGCTAATGGAGAGTATTACAAATGGACTGGTTCGTTTGCCTCTGGTCATAAAGTCGTTCCACCGAACTCTACGCCAGAATCTACAGGTGGAATAGGTGCTGGAGCATGGCTTAGCGTAGGTGATGCCACTGCATTATCAGTACTAAACGAATTTAAAGAAGATTTAGCGTCTCCTGATAATGGAAAGGGTGATGCCCTAATTGGAGTAAAACAGCCATACGACAATACAGCCGCTCGAACTCAGCATGATAAGAACGCTGAGACACTATCAATTTTAGATTTTTATATTCCTAATCAGCCAGATTGGACGCAGGCTTTTAAAAATGCCGCAAGAGTGTCTGCCGATATCGGTAAGTCTATATTTGTTCCAGCTGGAATTTATTTGGTTTCTGATTCAATTCCTTTATATGACCAAGGCCACGGAACATTGCCAGACCCAGATATTCAATCATATTACAAGGGTAATGGGACTCAATTTATCGGAGAAGGTCGCAAAACAATTATTCGAAAAACAGCAGTTAGCACAAAAGACGTGAATGCTGTGTTTTATATAAACTCAACAAACGTGCCTCCCACTGAAAATGGAAAGAGAGGCATGGCTATAAAGAACATGTCTATTCTTGACCTTACAGAGGAATCCGTTGGGATTTATAGCACCTCTGGCGGTGTTGTTTGTTCTCATTTTGAAAACCTATTTATAATGGCGCGTCGCGTTGGCGTGTGGTTGGGCGACTCTTTTGTAGACGTCACACTTATTGGTATAATTGTACAAAGCCATGACGACAACGTCACTTACCCACTTGGTTACGGGTTTCGGCTTGGTACGTCAGCAGGGATTGGTACTAGTATAACAATCGACAGGTGCCATGTTGGTGCAGTCACAGCTGATGGTTACGATATACATTCTCAATATTCTAAAATAGGCGTTCTCAGTTGTGATAACGCGGGTGGTGTGGCGTATGTTTTTAATAAATTCAGAGGCCATATTCAGACGTTAGGCGGCGAGTGGTTGGACTCTTGGTCAGGAAATCCTGCGCAAAATGGAACCTATTTAAAGGCGACAGAAAGTCAAATATCAATTGGTTTCTGCTCCATGCTGGGTAAATATAGCAACTCATATTTATTCGACCTTACGAGTTCAACTATAAAAATCGACCAAGTAAACGCGACAGACAATAGTGTTTTCCTTGGCTCACCAGCAAGACTTCGCGCTAGCTCCCTGCTAGATATTGGTTACTTTACGCAATATAAGTACGAGCAATTTCCAAACCCTATAGATTATGACGCTACCACCAACTGCTTTGCCACCATTGGAAATCTTGGCGGGACTCAATACAGGGGAAGGGAAGGCAAGTCAATTTATGGCTCATTCACACTCCCTACAAATCAACCGGCTAGTGAATGCTATAGAGTTATGGGAACCAAAAGCACGGCGGCGCAATCGGGGTGCGCTGGGACTTTGACTTCTATCCGTGGCGATACTGGAAGCAGAAGTACATTAGTCATGGACGTTGTTTGTAATGGTAATGGTAACATTGGGACTTCAGCTATTGCCATAAAAAAAGCAGTATCTGATCCCGTAGGGCTTGCCAGTTATACTGGGTGGTATGAGGGGGTTGTTGGAGGCACGCTTTATATGCTATTGAAGATGGATGCTGTTGGAGTTAGAAATTTAGGGACGTTTTTTTCTGGCGTTACCATCGGAAGGGATCCAAATCTATTCAGAATAGTGGGGCCTTCTGAAATATCAGGACTTGTATCTAGCACAATCGGAGTTATGAAAACCGAGAGTGCGTCATAGCATGTAAATATAAGGGGTGTCATATGTCACCCCTTAATAAAGGCTATTTTAAAAGATTTTATTACTTAAGAACCACGTAATATCTACCTTTGTAATTAGATATTAAATAATCCTGACTGTTGTATAATATTTTACCATTGCGAATTTCTTCCACGTCATGGTACTTAAGAACCCAATTGTTTAGTATATTTCCACTATAAAATGATGATATTAACATTCTTGGATACCAAGCATTTCTTTGAAGCATGTCTTTTATGAAAGTATCGTTATTAACAATATTTTTAACTTGAGGGGTGTACTTAAAAAAACCTTGCACATAAACTGTATCCTTAGCGTTAATTTTTTCAGATAGATTCATTGCAATGGAAAAAGCCATTTTGTTTTCATAGTTATATTGATTTATTAGGCTCGCAGAGTATTTATAAGATGTAAGGTAGGATGGGTATATATAGGCTATTGAAATAAGTACATAAAGATATTTTACATTAACAAAATATCTAGATGCAAACAATGAAAAGAAAACAACTGAACCAAATGACATAAACTGCCGAGGAGTTGTAACCCCTTCTGTTAACAATATTACAGGACCAAGAACAAACAAGAGTGATGAAATGTACAATATCACAAGTGACATTACTAATTTCCTTCTGACTCCAATTAATAAAATTAAAATCAATGATATTAAAAATGAAATAATTAAAGCATAAAGCTGAATGCCATGTATTGCACTGTGAATGCTATCAATTGATTTTGAAATATTGCCAACTAGTTCATTTATTGTGTTTATATGACCACTTCTCGACTTTGGTGTGAAATTATCAATAACAATGAACTTGTAAAGTATTGCTGTAGATAAATATGTTATGAATGCATATTTTATTGTTTTTTTGTTTATCTCGCCTTCTTTTTCAAATATTACAAACATGAAGAATAACAACATTACTATATATGCATTTATTACCATTTGGTAGCATGATAAAGATACAAATAAAGATATAGAATAAAAAACCCAAGATGATATATTTTTTCTAAATAGGAGTCCTGTTGAGATATAACATAATGATAATGGAAGTATCATTATTATGTTATCATACTGATAAGACATGTTCTGTAAAAGAAATGGAGAAATTATTAGTGGCAAAAAAATTAATTTGCTACAGCCACCAATATAGTTGCATGTCTTTTCGTATAGAAAGTAAACTGAGTATGACAGTAGTAATATTGAAATAATCCCTGTCATAGGTGATATAATGGGAGCAATATCACCTAAAGTTAGTATTTTCCAGATGTAGTCACCTCCAGGGCGGCCACCAAGACCACCCCATCCGGTGAAGTTTTCAATTGACCTAATTATATCATCACGATAAAAAACACCGGGAGCAACAATAGGAAGATAAAAAAGAAAAGAAAACACAATAAAAAAATAAATTGAAGCATTTGGTTTGTTAATTTTCATTTTTTATCCCCCTTTTTAATTAGATACAGCGGGCGATTTTTTGATTGAATATAAATCCTTCCTATGTACTCCCCAAGAACGCCAAGCCCAATTAGTTGAACTCCACCTAGGAACAGGATTGCAGCAATTAGAGATGTGTAACCAGATACTGGATTCCCCCATACTAATTTATCTATAATCATCCATGATGCATACACAAATGAAAAGAATGAAACTACAAAGCCAACATAAGTCCACACTCTAAGCGGAAGCGTAGAGAAACTAGTTATCCCTTCCAGAGCAAGATTCCATAGCTTCCAACCATTAAATTTTGACTTTCCTGCCGAACGTTCAGCTTGTGTATATTCAACAACCTCAACCTTACCGCCAACCCAAGCAAATATCCCCTTCATAAATAGATTAGTTTCAGTTAGCTTTATTATATTATCAACAGTTTCTCTAGACATTAACCTAAAGTCACCAGCATTCTCTTCGATCTTCGGATTGCTTATTTTGTTATGCAAGCGATAAAACCAACTCGTAGTTTTACGCTTAAGATATCCGTCAGTAAACCTTTCGGTGCTCTTGGCTAGAACAACGTCAGCACCAGACTGCCACTTCTCTATAAGAAGAGGTATAACCTCGATTGGGTGTTGCAGGTCAACGTCAATAGGGATAACAGCATCACCACTTGAGTGCTGAAGACCAGCGAATAAAGCAGCTTCTTTGCCAAAGTTTCTGGTAAAACTAAATGATTTAACAAATTCGTCTGATGAAGACAGCGAATTAATAATCTCTTCGGTTTTGTCGTTGCTTCCATCATTAATAAATAATATTTCAATGTTATAATTTTTTAACTCATGGCTATTTCTTACAGCCTGATAGAAGATATCGATAGTGTCTTCTTCATTATACACTGGTACAACTAAAGAAATTTTCAT